GCATGTGGCTTTCTTTCATGATGACACGTTTTGGTTTATTGCCCAAGGTGGAACAAGAGTGGAGCGCTTAAACCACTATGACCAGCCTTTGACCTATCAACCCGTCAACGCTAGTAGTATGAACTATTTTAAACAAATGGAAATAGCCTATACTGAAAACGATTTTAGAGTGATTGAAGAACTACACAAGGACAACCCAGACAAGATTAAAAGACCTTGTATTGTGATTCCTAATAATAATTTCTATGAGCCGTATATAGGCTATCTGGAATTATTTTGCGAAAAGTTGGCAGACATTGAGCTGACAATCCAGCTAAACAGAAACGCACAAATCACACCGTATTTCATCTTTGCGGACAATACAAACGTGCTATCTATGAAAAACATCTTTAATAAGATAGCCAATTTTGAACCCGTGGTATATCTCAATAAGCAGAAAGACCAAGACGGACAAGACAGCTTTAAGCAGTTATCTGACTATATCCAAGTGTTTAGAACGGACGCACCGTTTTTACTTGACAAACTACACGATGAAAAGTTACGGGTTATGAACCAGCTACTGACCTTTATTGGTATCAATAATAACCCAAGCGATAAAAAAGAGCGTCTGGTAGTCTCCGAAGCTATTTCTAATAACGGGGTTATCTCCGCTAATATAGAAGTAGGGTGGAAGTCCAGAAGAAAATTCGTTGAGCTTATCAATAAATGCTACGGGTTAGAAATATCTGTTAAACCAGCGGAGACTATCCAGCAGTTTAACCTTGATAAAGTGGCGCTAGACCTTGCAGAAAAGGAGGGAACAATCATTGACCCAGAATAACACCACAGCAACGATTGCAACCTTTTTAAAATCCAGATATAGAAATCCCGTGACGGGGCGACTGGACGGCTTGGCAGTAGATGAAAACGGCGACTTTCTGCATTATAACACGATTATAGACCAGACCTATAACGAACTATTTAAAGACATGGAGCTAGTAAACGGAGTTTCAGACAATTTCAAGAAAGAGTTTTGCAAGCACTTTTACAACAGGGAGATTGGGCTTGAGACTTTCGCTAGATTCCAGATAGCCCTTGAGGAAGTTCTAAACAACGAATGTTTCAATCTCTTTAAATATCTTGCAGAAATCAGAAATAAGGCTATCAAGGACTTAAACCAGTCAATGAATATTGACACAGTAGGCAACCAGAAAGCAGACGGGCAAGCCTTACAAATCGCAAACACTACACCGCAAGAGCGCAAAGAAATTGTATTTACTGACCGCTACGGCGTGATAGAGTACGCTGACAACTTGGTAGAGAACCACCAGAAAAACAACGCTGACACAAAAAGCAACGTTTCAGGGTGGAGCGGTTCAAGCCTTGCTGAACGTTTACAAGCTAACGCAGAATTAAAGGATATACAATTCCAGATATTTAATATATGTGATAAGCTGTTTTTACAAGTCTTTTAGAAAGGGGTATAGATGAAAGATTTATCAAGCGCTAAAATACTAAAATATGATAGTATGTTAGAAGAAATCACGCTTTTCAGTTTTCAAGACTTTGCTTATAGCGATGATGGCTTATACTATATCCAGTCAAATAGCAGACGCTTGGGCGACCTTGCTAAGTTGTGGATAAAATTAAAGCCTATCAGCTATCATTATGAAAGCATTGAAAATGAAACTTTCTGGACTATCAGAAAGAGCTATCAGCCGTTACAATCTACAAAGGCGCTTTTATTTATCCGCTTTAAGATTGTGGGAGCTTATTATAGTTTTGAACGGTTGACCAGCAAAAGCAAGCTGAAAGGCTTTGGCAGAGTGATAGACGATAACAACTATTTTTCACGCATACCCCTTGTAAATGAGGTGGTACACTGGGATAACGGGGTTATCGTCACGCCTAACTATCAAATGAACATCACAGGGCTAAAAGAAAGCCGTGTAGAGGTTGACGGTCAGCAACTCCTTGAAGATTGGGCAACCTTTAAAATAAATGTAAGCAATGATAGAAAAGGAGTACCTCGCACCATCATGACAGCAGAAAGAGGACATGAAACATTATGATAATTATCAACTTGTCCGAGACAACGGACACGCTACAAATTGAGGTCACGGGACACGGAGACGATACAGACCAGTCTTGCGCCCGTGTATCAACCGTTTGCGATTGTGTTTACTTATTCTTAAAATCTAACATAGATGATTATGTAAAAAAAGATGGTTATACATTGCTACGGATTTTTAAAAAACGTACTACGGTACAGACTTTAAAAGCTATTTTAAGTTACATCGTAACACTAGAGCAACTTTATAAAAATTCAATTAAGGTTATAAATAAAGAAAAAGAGGTAGAAACAAATGGCGATAAATAGCAACGAAACAACTACAACAGGTTCAAAGACGACTAAACTTGTCCGAGGTATTCACTCATGGATTAAATTCCAGAAACATCAGGGAGTGGAAAGCCTAACAATTCAAGGTAAGCAAGCACTTGCAGACGTATCACAGGATAAAAACGGAGACGCTAACCTAGTCTTAAAAGCTGACCGTGACAAAGTGGACTATGTACAATCTAACGTGCCTTACCTCCGCACCAGTCATACACAAGACGGAATAGACCCGTACCAAGAAAAAACAGCAGTTATCAGCCAAGACTTGACACAGTTCCCGTTGCATGATGGCGAACTGGTAACGGTTGAAAAAACAGAGGATAGTCTAACTATTCACGATAGCAAGGTTAAAGAGTTTGTAACAACAACGGTTGCAACAAAAGAAACTGAAATCAAACAATTCATTGGAGAAGTCAAAGAAGAATTGACAAGTAAAATAAATGAACATTCAGGCGGAACATCAGCAGAGCCTTTTGACAAAGACGCTTTTAAAGATGAAGTTCAACAATATGTAGAAGCAAATCTACCTCATAATGTTTTTTCTGGTAGTCTTAACTTTGATTATGACAACATGTTTTTTGGAATGACAAACCTTGACCAATTTAACGAAAATATCGAAGTTGACTTTATACACAATTCACGAGTTATTGACCGTTTAGTGTTAAGAAAAAGTGATTTTGATAACAATAAAACATTTGAAAATGAAAAAATGTTTATTAAACTATATACAAGCCCTTATATAGCTGACATGATAGGCGGTGGAGACGTAGAAGACCCATCAGGAAAAGGGCAACTACGCTTACATGTTACGTTAAAACAACCGCTTGACAAATCACAAGATAGTTACACTGTTTTTGCTAAATATTATTTGACCAATCCAGTAAATCTTTGGTATCTTTTCCAAAAAGTACAAGGAGACGGAACGCGTTTAAACGGCGCACCAGTACCACAATAAGAAAGGATTTTAAAACATGAATCCAGAAGAATTTAAAGATGGGTTTTTCAGGGCTTACCGTGGGCGGTATTCTTCTTACTGGGTGGAACGTTGGGGGCTTATCCCCTCAATCCCTACCAGCTTTGACAATGCCAATTCCGTCTACGAGCTTTTGGCGTGGCTACAGCGTGCCTTTAAGCAACTACTTGATGATTTTGTGGCGCTGGAAAGTGAACTAGAAGACTATAAGAACGCTTTGACCGAACTCTTGGAGCAACTTATTCCCCTCCTTATCCGTAGATACATGGAAAGTAAGGAAGCTGATAAATGGTTTAACGACAAGGCGGACATCTACTATAACAAGATTATCAAGCCTTACATTGACGCAGAGATTGCTAAAGTCAATAAGAAAATCGCTGACCTTGAGAAAAAGGTAGATGATGAAGTTAAGCGCCTTGATGGACGTATTGACGCTTTAAACGACAAGCTAGAAAAAGAAATCAAGAAGCTAGACGACAGAATCACAAAGGAAGTTGCTAAACTTAACGAACGTATCACAGCGGAAAACAACGCTTTAAAAGAACGGATTGAAGCCCTAGAAAATGCTAACGCAGGCTTGCAAAACGCTTTGCGCAAAATCATTGAAAACCTTGAAGGCTCAGGCGCTTGGACTGGTGGGCTTACTGGTGGCTTTAACCAAGGGCGCAACATTGCAACAGGTAACATTAACGTATTCGGAGGGACACCAGACGGCGCTAGCTTTATCCGAACCAATAACGGAAGCACAGAGAACGACCTCGCAGGAGGTATCTAATGCCATTAGAAACAAGATTTTCAACCTCTACCACAGCCAACGTAGAAAACTTTGGTACAGGTGTAGCCCCTTGGACGGAAGCCTATGCTAATGCTTGGCAATTCTCAGGGGACACAGACTACGGTTATATGAAAAACGGAAACACGACCTATAAGATCGGAAGAGCGTCGTGT